AAGAGACCAAGGCGTTTCTGACGACACTCCCGCGCTTGACGAAAAGATCGCTTCGGCTCGTATGGGACGGGGGGAAACCGTTCGATCAGATATTCCGGGTGGGGGTGATGCGGTTTCTATGACGCGGACTAATACGGTCAATCCTGAACCTCGTCGCGCCGCTCCTTCTGCACCAAGAGCCGCTCCAGCTCCTAGGCCCCCGGTGAAAGAAGGCACGTTTACCGATTCTGACGCGGAGTCTCGTGCCGCCAAGCAATCCGAAGCTGATGACGAAAACGTAAAGCGTATCCAACGCGCCAGAGACGAGGAAGATAACGACTCCCGCATCCGGCAAGCACGGTATCGTGCGCAAGAGAAAGAGCAAGCGCTTGGGCGAGTCCAGCCAGAGACCGCGCTTACTGTGGGTAAAGCCGCTCGTCTAGCTCAGGCTGCGGCAGGGGCGCTATCTAGTCGTCGAGCAGCTGCGCAGCAGGGCAAAGAAGCGATGGACATGGCTGGTCGACGTGCCGCTAGGGGCCGTGCAGAACGAGCCGAAGCCGCTAAGCCAGCAGCTGAAATTATGAAGAGTGCAGCCCAGACTCAGGCTACTCGCCGCGCTGCGGAGACTCGTGAACGCGCTCAGAGAAAGCTACAAGAAGTAATGGGGCGTGGCTCGGCCCGCATGCGTCGTGAACGTCAACCTGCCCGGGGTGCTGAAGAATCTAGGATGGCAGATGAGGGCGGTCCTAACTTTAAGCGTGGTGGTAAAGTCAGTAGCGGGTTCTCTAAAGCATCGAGCCGTGCTGATGGTATCGCCAAGCGCGGGAAGACTCGTGGTCGCATCTACTGATGGAAACGACAATCTGGAACGTGCTCCTGACTGGAGCCGTGGGAGTCTTGAGCTATTTTGTCCGCGAAAAGTCTGACGAGATCACACGCCTGAACATCCTGCTGAACAAGACACGTGAAGAAGTCGCTAAAGAGTACGTCACGAAAGCTGAAGTGCATGCAGACATCAATCGCGTGCTTGACAGACTCGACCGTTTGGAGCACAAGTTAGATCGTTTTATCGAGGCGCATCGTGCCAAGCCAAACACGTAAGCAGCATAATTTCATGGCTGCGGTGGCTAAGAACCCATCGTTCGCTAAGAAAGCCGGGGTCCCGCAGTCTGTGGGCGAAGATTTCCTTCAGGCCGACAAAGGCCGCAAATTTAACCGAGGTGGTGAGATGAAAGAGTCAAAAGCGATGATTGGTAAAGAAATGGCCTTCATGAAAAAGAAGGGCGCACCTGCTTCGATGATCAAGCATGAAATGGCCGAAGCCAAGGGCATGAAGAAAGGTGGCAAGGCTTACGCTGGCGGCGGTCTGGCTGCGGGCCACAAAGCTGCTGATGGTATTGCCAAGAAAGGCAAGACCAAAGCCAAGCAAGTCAAGATGATGAGCGGCGGTAAGTGCTAAATCAAGGGACTCCCCATGATGCCTAGTCGTGGTATGGGGGTGATTGCCCCCAATAAGATGCCTAAACCCAAGCGTAAACAGCGCCGGGATGACACTGCTTTCTACGAGTACGCAGAAGGCGGCGAAGTAAAGTCCAAGGTCAACGAGGCCGGGAATTACACCAAGCCCGGTATGAGGAAGGCGCTCTTTAACCGCATCAAAGGGCAGGCCACTCAGGGTACCGCTGCGGGGCAGTGGTCGGCCCGCAAGGCGCAGCTTCTTGCGAAGCAATACAAAAGTAAAGGCGGAGGTTATCGTGATTAAAGCACGTAAAACCAAAGGCAGGATGGTGTGAAATCTCCGCAGCAGTCGCTTAAAGACTGGACAGCGCAAAAGTGGCGTACTAAGTCCGGTAAACCGTCTTCCAAGACGGGTGAGCGGTACCTGCCAGAGGCGGCGATCAACTCCCTTTCCTCTGCGGAGTACGCAGCAACCACCCGAGCCAAGCGAGCGGGTAAGGCTAAGGGCAAGCAATTTGTTGCGCAGCCCAAGGGCATAGCTAAGAAAACAGCGGGATTTAGATGACTACCACCGGCACCACACTGTTCAACCTAGAGTTTACTGAGCTCGCCGAAGAGGCGTGGGAGAGAGCTGGGCGCGAGATGCGTTCTGGCTACGACCTACGTACGGCCCGCAGGTCTATGAACCTGCTGACGATTGAGTTCGCAAACCGTGGCATCAACATGTGGACCATCGAGCCGGGGACGATCACGTTGACCCCGGGGGTCTCTACCTATCCGCTACCTGCGGACACGATCGATATCATCGAGCATGTTATCCGGACGGATGCTGGTAACCCATCGCTTCAGTCTGACCTGACGATCTCGCGTATTAGCGTCTCAACGTACTCATCGATCCCGGCTAAGCTGACCCAAGGCAGGCCCATTCAGATCTTTGTACGTAGGCTCAGGGATGCCCCAGAGATCGTGCTGTGGCCTGTGCCCGATCCGTCTACGGTGTACACGCTAGCTTACTATCGGCTGCGACGGATTCAGGATGCGGGGTCTGGTGTGCAGACTCAGGATGCGCCCTTCCGGTTCTTACCTGCAATTGCAGCGGGCCTTGCGTATCATATCGCTGTGAAGACGCCCGAGCTGATGGAGCGGGTGCCGATGCTTAAGCAGATCTATGATGAGCAGTTTGATCTAGCCGCGTCGGAAGACCGTGAGAAGGCCTCGGTTCGCTTCGTCCCAAGGATGTACGGGATCCGGACATGAGTAACAAGTTCGCTAGTAGTAAGCGAGCTATAGCGGAGTGTGATATTTGTGGGTTCCGGTATAAGCTCAGGCAGCTCAAAGAGCTTATCATTAAGGATACGCCGACTCAGATCTTAGCGTGTAAAGAGTGCTGGAACCCCAGCCACCCGCAGCTTAAACTAGGTACGTTTCCTGTCGAAGATCCACAAGCTATTCGTAATCCCCGCCCAGACTTTACTGGGTATGCACAGAGCCGATCGCAGGTGGTTGATGCGGTTGGGTTCCAAATGGTGCCCCGCCTAGGGGTTGGTTCTGTCCTTGTTTACTAGAGGCTAATATGAAAGACTCCGCTAAAACCGCCGTCCACAAGCATGAGAAGGCGATGCACCCGGGCAAACCGCTCACCAAGCTCGCAAAGGGTGGCGTGACCAGCTTGGCAATGAAGAAGTATGGGCGTAACCTTGCGAGGGCGATGAATCAGCGTACGTCGTCTGCTCCGAAACGAGGTGGTTAATATGGCAACCCAACAAACCAAGTGGCAGCCTAGTACCTTCACGACTATCCTGAATCTGGATGGGATGAAGTTCAAGGAGCCTAACCCGACCAAAACGTCCGGGATCAAGGTTCGCGGCGGTAAGGCGCAGACCAAAGGTAAGATGGCTCGTGGTCCGATGGGTTAATCATGAACTACGCTGAGCTTTGCCAGAATATTCAGGACATCTGCGAGACGACCTTTCAGTCTTCTCAGCTTGAGATGTTTACGAAGCAGGCTGAACAGAAGATCTACAACACGGTCCAGCTTCCAGCGCTTCGTAAAACTGCGGCTACCGTGTTTGCTCCGGGTATCGATACTCTGGCTCTGCCTGCTGACTTCTTGTACTCGTTCTCGTTTGCAGTGAACGATGGCACGGGCAACTTCTTTTTTCTGCTGAACAAAGATACCGACTTCATGCGTGAAGCGTATCCGTCCGGGTCGACTACCGGCCTGCCCAAGTTCTATGCATTCAAAGACGCGACCACGATCATCGTGGCCCCCACCCCCGGACTTGCCTACACTGCGTCTATAACGTATGGACACTACCCGCTGTCTATTGCAGACCCCCTTAGCGGTGGTGTGACGTGGCTGGGGGAAGAGTTTGACTCCGCCCTCCTCAACGGTGCGCTGGTCGAGGCTATCCGGTTCATGAAAGGCGAGCCTGATCTCATTGCTGTGTACGAAAAACTTTACGTGCAGGCAATTGGGCTCCTCAAAGTTCTCGGTGATGGTAAGCTGCGTCAAGATACTTATCGTTCAGGGCAGGTCCGAATCCCTGTCAGTTGAGGAGTAGTTGATGGCGATCACCTCCGGGTTGTGCTTTAGCTTCAAGAAAGAGCTGTTCGAAGCTATTCACGACTTCAATACGGACACGTTTAAGGCGGCGCTGTACACCAGCGCTGCTACGATTGGTCCGCAGACTACTACCTACACTACGGCTGGAGAGCTGCCCACGGGCAGTGGGTACGTCGCAGGTGGGGTCACGCTTACTGGAGCGTCCGTTAACCTTTCTAACGGCATCGCGTTTGTCGACTTCGCTAACGCTGTCTGGACATCCGTCAACTTTACGGCGAACGGCATCCTCGTCTACAACGCATCCAAGGCCGATCGCGCTATCTTCGTGCAGAACTTCGGGACGGTTCAGGCATCGAGCGGTAACTTCGTATACCGCTTCCCTGAGGATACGTCTACGTTTGCCATCATCAGGATCTAATCATGCCCAGTTCATACTCCCCAAACCTCAAGATCGAGCTTATCGCAGTCGGTGAGCAGACTGACGCTTGGGGTGGTACAACCAATGACAACTTTGAGAATGTATTCGAGGAAGCCATTACTGGGATGGCTACGGCTACGTTCCCGGCGGATGCGGATTACAACTGGGCAGCAGGCTACGTAAACTCGGTGGGGTCTCAAGCCCAACGTAACCTCGTGATTGAGGTTACCGGCACATTGACGCTCACTCGTAATTTGATTGTCCCGACGATTGAAAAACAATACCTAGTACACAACAACACGATCGGTGGGCAGTCTATTGTCGTTAAGACCGCAGCAGGTACTGGCATCACTGTCCCTAACGGGCAGCGTGCACACTTGTTCGTAAATGGTACTGACGTTATCTCTGTGGTCAACTACTTCCCGACGTTGCGTGCTGGATCGGCTACGTTGGACTCGGCGCTTCCTGTGACTAGCGGGGGTACTGGGTCGACCTCACTTGCTACGATTACTGTAGGCACTGCTACAAACATCGCCGGTGGAGCCGCTAACCGTATCCCATACAACACGGGTGCTGGGGCTACATCTTTCCTCGTTGCCCCGACTGTAGCAAACACTTTGCTTGAGTGGGACGGGTCTGCTTTTGTGTGGTCTGCTCTACCTGCAACAGTTGGATCGTTTTCAGGCGGCACTACTGGATTTACCCCAAATACCGCCACCACGGGGGCTGTCGTTCTAGGGGGCGTCCTTAACGTTGCCAATGGTGGTAGTGGGCAGACGACCGCTCAAACGGCTATGAATACGTTTGCCGGGGCTGTGACCTC